TCCAAATCCTCAATTGTCTTATCTAGTTCTGACATTTGGGAGTTCTCCTTAATGTTAATCTCATTATACTATATTTATACAATTACAGTTTTTTGAGAAATTTTGCGAAGGCCAATGCTTGGTATTTCGCATTTCTTGAACGAATGCCTCGTTCAATATCCTCTTTGATTTCCGCAATCTGAACTTCTTTTAGAATACCATTATCCCAAATCCATTCTTTACCTTCCATAATACCTTGTACAAAGGCTTGAGGTGCAGATGGGTCTGCAACAATATCAGCAGCGGTTGCCAAATAGAAATCTTTATTTACATAGTTTGCACCATTCTTTTGCTGCAAACTACCCATGCCTCTTGATGAGACTGCGAGTTTACCACCATCGTCCATAATATTTGATACAATCTTACCCATTGGTGTTGACATGATTTTTGCCTCACCAACAAAGTTTTTACCATCCTTTTTCAAAGATGTAACCATGTGCGATACTCTTTCCAGATTGACAGTTGGGCCTTCTGGATGTCCAAGTTCTCCATATGCACGATTTTCGTCAATGAATTCCTTGCTGTATCTGTTTACTTCTTTTTCTAAAACCTCAACAGGATATACTCTACCGTTGCGATTTTTGATATCTCCCTGTAAGAAAATACCTTTAATTTTGTAGTTCTTCTTACCTTTTTCGTCTTCTTCTTTAAGGTATTGAACTTCTTGAATCTGTTCCGAAATAAGTTTCATTACGGCACCATTGCGACAGGTGTTATCTTAACTTCAGCGTTTGCAGCAAATATTTCGTCAGTTGGATTTTTTTCAACAAAAAGTGATGCACCAGCACCTATGGAAAATGTTCCTAGTGTTGTTGGTGAACCAGCATCGTCTTGAATCGTAACCAATCTAACAGTGCTACCTGTATTAATTACATACATACACTTTGCTTTCGATACGTTACTAGCTGCACCAGAAGAAGTTGGTGCATCTATCTGCGCTCCTTTTACGTTAATTCTTGCCATCTTTACATTCCTAACATTTCTCTCTCAAAGTAACTCAAAAGGTCTTTTTCCTTTACCTTGAACTTCTTTGCGGAGTCTTTTATAGTTTTCTCAAAAGTATTTAGGAAATCTGAAGGTTTAGAGTCCATAACACGAAAAATATCATCAACCGCCTCTTTCATTTTAGGAGACAGTTTGCGATATTCCTTTGATTTTTTGTGTTCGTCTTTCTCTGGGAGCGACTGAACTACTTCATCAAACCTCTTCATCTTCCGTTTCTTCTACCTCTGGAACGTGTTGCGTAACCATAGTACCAGCAACTTCTTTTCTTTTTAATTCAAGACTTGCACCCATCTTCTGTGCGATTGCATTCTTGAATTCGTTTTCTGCCTTTAGATTATCACTATCTGCAAGTGCATCAATCATTTCTCTACTCATAATTTTTCACCTTTTGTTTGTTTTGATTCAAATTGGTCTTCTTCTCCACCACCCTCTTCTTCAATTTCAGTTTCAATCTCTTCAATTTCTTGTTGGGTTTGGTGTAGGATATGTTTTCTTACCCATGCCTTTGAGAAGAAATTGCCAACATATGGTTCAACTTGACCTAACATATCAATACGTTCTCTCAAGATTTCTGCATCACGCAACTCTGCGAAATGACCATCTTGTAAGAAGTCATACTGAATGTGTTCTTTAATTTTATCCCACTCTTCTTCAGCAATCACACCTGTAAGAACAAGTTGTGTGCGAAGTAGGTCATGGAATAATGCGGAGAACTTTTTACGAAGTCTTTGTACAAACTTAGAAAACTTCAATTCATCTCTAGTAATCTCTGTAGAACGACCAATAGAAAAGTTCTGTTCTGCTTCCATTCTGGACATAGGTACGTTTAACGACCTGTACAGTTTTCTCTGGAAGTATGTGATGTCATCAATCTCACCAAGGTTTGAACCGCCAGGCAAGGTTGTGATTTCTGTTCCTCTACCACCTTCTCTACGAGGTAACCAGAAGTCTTCCAGCATTGACATATGATTTCTATCGTCACGAATCTCACCAGTTGATGCATCATAGACCAACTTGTTTCGATAACGACTCATCACATCTTTTAGATATTGTTCTGCTTTGATTTTCGGAAGGTTACCAACGTCAATGTAGAAAATTCTACGTTCTGGTGCTCTTGAAATACGATAGATGACCAGTGCATCTTCAATCATTCTTAACTGATTGACAGGTTTGATTGCCTTATGAAGATAAGACAGTACCGTACCTTTAGTTTGGTCAACCAATCCAGAAGGACAGTATGTAATAGAATCTTTCGTAATCTTGAGTGCAGCTTGTGGTGTTGCACTATTGTCTACTACCTTTTCATTATAAAGGTAATACTCTAATGTTTGTTTCTTTTTATCAATACCAGTAACAGGGTCAGGCCTATCCTTTACGACCTCTCTTACTTTTTTGATTTTTCTTGGGTCAATATAACGAAGTTCCTTAATTCCTTTTCTTGGTTCTTTGACATCAATTACTTTATGATAATAAATGCGACCATCAACGTACCACCGTCTAAAGATGTCATGTCCTTTGATATTGAAATCAAGTAGTTGAAGAACTCTATCGAATTCCTCTTCTATACGTTTTTTAACTTTTGGAGAATATTCTAACCTGTCTAACCGCAAGGCAACAGGTGCATCGTACTCATTTGAAGCGATGCCTTCACTAACAATATCTTCAATTGCAGAATCACATTCTGGTTGAATCGCAATATCACGATATCGTCTAATTAAATCATTTTCGGTTTTGTCTCGACCATCGACATCTAATGTCTGACTATAGAAACCGCCACCAGCAACTTCAATAGTACCATCATCAGATGAAGGGAGAGTAAAAGACTCTCCCTCATCCTTTGAACGAGTGATTTTGAACCCAAATAACTCAGCCATAATATTTCTAACTCCTAATTTACACTACTATTTAGTAGGTTTGTTAGAAGTTATTCAAAACCTTGACCGTTAACGCCACTGGTTCTGAAGTGTGTATATCTCCAAGTTACTGAGAACTCTTCAATTGCACTTGCAGTATCCATGCTAAGGTCAATAGGTGCAACGACTGTCGGCATACAATTAATCAATGTGTATGTTTTCAAAATTTGGTCATCTCTACCTAATTGTCTAATAGTCACATTTGATGTATATGATGCAACATCTGGATTTGCACTTGCATTGGTTTCTAAGTTATTCAAGATATTTAACCAATTTTCCATAGCATTTCTGATATCGAATGGTGTATCATTAATAAATGTAGAATCCCAAACTTCAAATTCTCTATCTCCAGCAACATACAAGTTTCTGCCTCTAAACGGTACTGCAATTTCAGTTACAGTTTGACCAGGCAGAGCTGCAGCCTTACATAAGAATTCAGAGGTTCTTGGAATACCAACAACATTAGTAGGGAAGATAACTTTGAACTGATTAGCTCTTGCACCGCCACCACTAAGGTTTGATTTAAATTCATCTATAGTAGCCATTTACTTAACCCCCAATCTCTGAGAACGCAACCCCTGTCCTTACGGCAATGAAGTTGAGTTGAATGAAGTTAATTGAACGAGCAGGTTTGATGAAGATATCTGCAACAAACTCGTTTCGGTCAATGACCTCACCTGTATTATTTGTACCATCACAAACTACACTAAAGTCTGTGATACCTCTACGACCTTGAATATCTCTCAAGAACGGTTCAACCAAGTTTCTAAACTGTGCTTGTGTGAACTCATCATTGAATTCAAACAATTGGAATTTAGCAGAGGTTGCAATTGCTTTCTCAAGAAGGATAAACAATCTACGAACATTGATTCGGTCAAATGCACTTGGTTTACTTAGTGCAGTTTTGTCACCGAACAATACTGTACCTTGGCCTGGGAATGTAACAACTGGATTAATTCTAGCAGGATAGAGAATGTCTCTTTGTGCTTTGGTTGGGTTAAACGCAAGTTTAACTGCACCACGAATTTGTCCTCTGTTAAAACCGCCAGGCGAGAAGAATGGGTCTGCAACATTGTCTGTGTTTGCACAAAGACCAGCAATATCACCATTCAATGGCACAAATCTGAACGTATCGTTGAACTTATCGTACATATACTTGTATCCACTATCGAATACTGCATAAGACGAACTTGAAAGACCATCGAAGAAAGTCTTTACGTTAGTTGCTTGAGTGAAACTCTTTGCAACATTAACAACATCTGCCCTACGAGGTGAGATAAATGCGACAACATCTTTTCTTGCCTCTGCAATGTCGATAAGTTTAGTTGCATGAGTAGTTCCATCTGCACCAGCAGGAGATGTACCTGCCATGATAAGATTTACGTCAACTGTTTCAGCGTCAGCAAAATTATCGTATGCAAGTGCAAGTTCACCAACTGTTACTGCGTAATCATCTGTACCACCAGAAAGGTTGTCATCTTTAACACCACCATTACCAGCAGTTGATGCAAATGATGTACCAGCAACTGGGTTTGTACCAGCGTTACTTAATGAAGCATCATGATCCATCCAGTAAATAAACGATGACTGTCCGTAAATTACATCTGGGTAGTAGTTAGTTCCACCCTGTGTAGTTTTAGCGGCAGCAGCTTGTGACAGACCTTGATATGTTTCAAGAACAGCATTTGTTCTTTCACCAGCAGTATCTTTTCTGAAACCAGAAATGTCACCAGTTCTGTCAAATACAACAATATGGATTTCATCGTTTGAAAGACCTTTACCAGCAGCATATGTTGATGTGCCAGGAGCAGCATCAAACAAGTCATAGAATGCCCAACGTCTACGAATAAATGTATTGTCTGGGATAATTGCTTGTACACCCTTACCATTTGGGTCATCTTTTAGTCTAACTGTTAAGTCGTGCGTGTTGATTGCGGTAATCTCATACTCATTACCTTCATCACCAGCAATGTGTGCAAATGCAGTTGCATCAGAAGATGCATCAGCAGATGAGAATGAAATCAAGTCACCTACGTTAAATGCAGTACCGGCATCAACTTTAATCACTGTTGCACCAACAGCGTCTTCACCAACTGTTTGGTTAGATGAACCTAAGTTTTGTTCGTATGCAGTTGCGTTTGTACACATAGACACACCAAGTGAGTTACCATGTGTGCCAGCAGTTCTTGCACCCCATTCACCACTAGAACCCTGTCCAGCGGAGTAGTTATTTAAATAATCTGTAGTACTCTTGATAAGTAAACCAGAACCACCACTCATTGCATTTAAGATTGCACTTTCGGCACGAACAACTCTGAGAGCGTTACCGTACTGCAAAAAGTTTGCAGCGGTGAACCATGTCTCAAAGTTACTTCCGTTTGGTTTACCAAAGATATCTACTAATTCTTTTTCCGAACCAATTGCAACGATTTCTCCAACTGGGCCCTTTTCAAAGGCACCAGCCACAGCACCAATTGATGTTGCGACGGCAGGAACGATATTAGTAAGGTCTATCTCTTTAACAAGAACACCAGGCGATAATTGAAAAGGCATTTTTGTTTCTCCTATTACTTTATATTAAAGTTGTTCACTTCTCATATATTTAGTATTATTAAGTTTTGAAAACCCATTTTTATATGCACCACTGCATATAAATAGATTCATGTCTCATTACAAACAATACAAGGAAACCATAAAAGAAGTGACTAAGAGAAACTATCGTAAGAGAGCAATCTGGGTCAATGAATTCCTTGCAAATCAATCTTGTTGTCATTGTGGAGAACGTGAGACTGCCTGTCTACAGTTCCACCCACATGATTCTAAAATTCGTTCCTTATCTAAACGTAAGGGGTTGAACACACAATCTAGGCAAGAAGTCATAAAGTTAATTGACCAATCAAGAATTGTATGTGCAAATTGTTACCTTAAAATTGAAAATGACATTATTGAGATTATATAGGGTTTTACCAATTTGTATCATATTTTCTAACAATTGGTGACCACCGTGTACCATATTCATCAACCATTTGTCCAATGTTTTCATCTTCAAGACCATCAGTAAAGAAACCAAATGGTGCCATGTCTTGTTCCAGTTGGTTTTGATGTTCTAAGAACATCTTTTCTCTAAGGTCAATGTCAGTAAGTTCTTTGAAATATTGTTGGTTTGTCATCCATGCAAACAATACACAACACATTGCAAGGTCATCTGTATGTCCTTCTTCTGCTTGGAATGACTGTCCATGTTGTACGAATGTAGATAATTCATCAATTAATTCGTAGTCGTTGATGACAAGTTTGTCTGTTTCTACCATTTGTTTGAGGTTTGAACACCCTAATGTCTTTACCGCTTTTGTTGTTCTTACACCCAATTGGGCCTTACCACCAGAGAAACCGGCACCAAGAATCTGACCAGCACGACCACGCATAGACGCCATGACAAGATTATCATACTCTAAGTCATATTGCATTGCAGACGCAACCTGTTCACCAATATCATTTACCTCAATCATAACATACGCTTGATTGTATCCTTTTGCGACTTGATGAATTATTGTTGGAAACAGTAAAGGTTTAATTTGATTATCACGATATTTTGCAACAATCTTGTAAGGTAATTCTGATACGTCAAATACTAGAAATGCAGAGTAGTCGTTATTTGTTCCTCTTGCAACATCCGCTACTAGTGTATATGTGCGACCTTCTTTGGGGTTTTCGTACACATCAATACCAGCGTTTCGTTGAATTGGGTCATCGTAATGAAATGATTTAATCTTTGTAGGATGAATAAGTGTATTTACAGAACCTAAGAACTCACACTCAAATTCACGATTGAACTGTTCCTGTGAAGTGTTTGCAATAGTTTCTTCTTTCCACTTCTCATCTCTGCCTGGCACCTCTGACCAATGAACCTCAATGGGAACGTAAGAGTTTCTTTCTGTCTCCGCATCACTCCATAACTTATAGAATAGATTCATTCCGTTTGGTGTAGAAACAATAATCACCTTGGTTGTTTTACCAGATGAAATTGTAGGATACACAGAACTAAAAAAGTCCTCTGCGACATTGTGTGGCACGAAAGCAAACTCATCCAAGAATATCATGTTGTAAGAACCACCACGAACCGCACTAGAAGATGTAGATGACGCAACGATGCGTGACCCATTCTCTAAGTCCAGTGAACCTTTGTTCCAAGACATTACGCCTTGTTGCAACCATTTCGGTAGATTTTCATACGCAAGTTGAAGTCTGCCAAGAATATCTCTTGCAGTTGCGGCCTTGTTGGCAAGGATTGCAACATTCATACTTGGGTTGAATAAAACGTAGTGTAGGATATATGCTACAATTGTTGTTGTTTTACCAGACTGTCTAGGTAACTTACATATCGTAAATCTATTGTTGTGAATAGTTCCAACCATCTCTTTTTGAAATGGAAACATATTAAATGGAACAATCCCCTCATCCAAGGAAACAATCTTGATGTACGTTTGACAGAAATACATAGGGTCTTCCATACACTTCTTATACTCAAGAATTTGTTCTTCTGTCCATTCGACAGGAACATTTGCTTTCTTTAGAAGGGGATTGCCAAGATAGTGATTCGCATCAGACATTTTTATTCTGGTACGTTTGCTTCCGCTGCTGTTTTTGCTGCTGCTTTGTTTGCGTCTGTCCAAGCTGCATTTGCAATCGCTTGTACATCTGCATCTTCCCCAGAGATATCAGTCGCAGTATGTGTCCACTTTTTAGTGTCTGCATCATAAGATGATGCCCACGGTGATAACGCATGACGGTGAAAACTTCTTGAAAGTTCTACACCGTCTTCTTCAATAACAGTTGCAGTTCTTACTTGAATATTCCATTTATTTACAACTTCAATTTTGTCGTTTTCTGTACGTTTTGTAATCGCCATTATTTTTCTCCTTTTGTCCGCCCCTAGAATCCACTAGAGGTATA